GTAACCGCCAAGGGCGATCTCCTAGCCGCTACCGGATCAGGAACCGTTACCAACCTTGCAGTAGGAGCTGACGGCACAACACTTGTGGCAAACTCTTCTGCCAGCACAGGCGTATCGTGGGCAACCCCAGTTGGAAGCCTTGCCAACCCAGTTGTAAATGGTGGGTACGACTTTTGGCAGCGCGGTACTTCTATTGCAATTCCAAATGCTCTGACATATTACGCAGACCGTTGGTGTAGTTATCCAGCGGCATCTGGTGTTTGGACTGCAAGCCAAATTTCAACAGGTTTGACGGGATTTAGATATGGCTTGCGTATGCAGCGTACCAATGGTTCTACAAATACAACCGTTATTTATGCAACAACTTCTCTTGAAACTGCAAACTCTATTCCTTTTGCAGGGCAGACGGTAACTCTTTCTTATTATGCTCGCGCTGGCGCTAACTATTCTGGCGCTTCAAATGGATTTCAAGGTGTTATTGCTTATGGAACTGGAACTGACCAAAATGTTATTTCTGGATTTACTGGACAGTCTTCTATTCCTGGAAATGTAACGCTAACAACTTCGTGGCAAAGATTCACAATAACAACTGCAATCCCATCAACAGCAACCCAAGTTGGAGTTTTGTTTAATTACACGCCAACTGGTACTGCTGGTGTAAATGATTACTTTGATGTAACAGGCGTTCAATTAGACCTTGGCTCTTACACCGCCACAACTGCCCCTACCTTCCGCAGAAGCGGCGGAACACTTCAGGGGGAGTTAATGGCGGCTCAAAGATACTGCAAAGTTCTTGGCGGCAATTCAACTCAAGAAGTATTCGGTGTCGGTTCATCTACTCAAACCACAGAAACTTGGGCTTACATCCCATTAAACCCACCAATGCGCGTAACACCAGCAGTTACTTATTCTGCTCTTAGCGACTTTATGGTCAACATTCCTTATGTCGGAAGCAACGCTTCGGTGTCTGCGATAGTCCTTTTGTCATCAACAGAGCCATCGCCAAATCAAGCAATTGTTAAAGTTACACACGGCGCTATTTCTGGTGGCGGTGGAAGAACATTTGCCGATTTTCAAGCAAGCAATACTTCAAACACACGACTAATTTTGTCATCGGAGTTGTAAAATGACACAACCAATTTACGCAGTTATCAACGATGCAAACGGCAATCCAAACACCATTCAACGCACCGACCCTAATGGTCAAATCTGGTCAATCCCAATGGTTGAAGCCAACTCTGATTATCAGGCTTATTTAGCCTATGTAGCCAACGGCAACAGAGTGCCAGATAGCACACTCCCATCCGAGTCTTCCATTCCTTCTATCCCACAGGCAGGTGAATAATGAGTCGCGCACAATTAACCTCAACAGTTGAGCAGAACACAGGTGGGGCAGTTGCTCCGTATGTGGCGGGAAAGAACTTCGTCATCAATTCATCCTATGACATTTGGCAGCGCGGAACTTCAGTTTCAGTTGCGGCAAGTTCAAGTTATACCTATTCAACAGACCGATGGGTTACAACAACTGGCGCAAACCAAGCAATTACAATTAGCCGTCAAGCCACAAGTGATACAACCAACTTGCCTAATATCCAGTATTGCGCTCGTTATCAAAGAAACTCTGGGCAAACTGGAACTGGTGGATTTTATTTCATCAATACTTTTGAGTCAGTTAATTCAATTCCCTTGGCTGGTAAAACTGTAACTTTATCTTTTTATGCTCGCGCTGGTGCTAATTTCTCTGCCGCTAGTAACAATCTTGGCGTATTGCTAAATTCTGGAACTGGCACAGACCAACAGTTTTTTGGTTTTACAGGTTCAACAAACCCAATTAGCACAAATCAAGCAATCACAACAACTTGGGCTAGGTATTCATTCACTGCAACTGTTCCAACAAACTCAACTCAACTAGGAATTTCTCTTGGTTATACCCCAACAGGTACGGCTGGTGCTAACGATTACTTTGAAGTAACAGGTGTCCAACTTGAGATTGGCTCGGTAGCCACTCCATTCAGCCGATGCGGTACCACATTCCAAGGAGAGTTAGCCTTGTGCCAGCGTTATTACAACCGTATTGGTAACGATGGTTCTTCGGCTACATACAACTTCTTTTCAGGAGCAATGGGAGCAAGCAATAGCACAACCGTTTATGTTCCAATGGTTTTTCCAGTTGCAATGAGAATTGCTCCAAGCGTCTTGGATGTACCAACATCATTTACAGGTCTTTATATCCACGATGGCGCAACGGCTAATACAATTTCTAATATGACTATTGACCAACCAACTACTAAAAATTGCAACCTAGCCGTTACTTCAACCAGCCTAACTCAATTTAGACCTTACAAAATTCAAGCAAATGGAACGGCAAATATTTATATTGGACTTGGAGCAGAACTATGAGTTTGGTAAATACTTTTACAACAGAAGGTCAAGACGGCACAACAACTGAATGGGCTACGATTGACAACGGCTTAGGCTGGACAATAATGACCAAGGCCGCCTACGAAGCCCAGCAAGCGGCTCAGGTAGCCCCACAAGCCTGACTGGAACACTCCACCGAGAGTTAACCCGCTATAGTGGGTAGATGGATCTAGTACCCCTCGAAGAGATATACCGACAGCTCAAGAATCGGTATGACGCTTCGGGGTTTTCCCCTTATGTGATCCGCACAGACTGGCAGATTATCCGGCGTATTGGCGTTCATCCAGCCATAGCAACAGTCCAAGATCTTGAAAAAATAGTCCTTTCGGCTACCAAGCAAAGCACCAAGGCAAATTATGTGTCTAGGCTTAGGTCAATTTACAAACACCTGAACAAGATGGATCTTGTCAATGGCAATAACCCCGCAACCGACTTGCCTAATGTGAAGTCGGGTAGGGGAGTTCCTAAACCCATAACCAAGGGTGAGTTTGAAAAATTACTTGCCGAGGCAACTCAACCCTACAAAGACTGGTTTATTCTAGGTGGGATGGTTGGGCTTCGCGCCCATGAGGTAGCCAAGATTGAAGGCGCTGATCTAATTGAAGATAACGGTGGCTATTCATTACGGGTTATTGGTAAGGGCAAAACAGATCTTGTAGTTCCAATTTCTACAAAAGTTGCAGAAGTAATTAAAAGCCACAACACATTAGGCAAATTATGGGTTGTTGACCCTAACAAATTTTCTGCTAAAGCTGCTGATGAGATGCGTCGAATCCTTGGTCCCAATGCTAAACATTTTCATTCATTACGCCACTATTTCGCAACTTCAATGCTTGAAAAATCAGGCGGTGATTTGTTAGCAGTTCGAGATCTTATGCGCCACTCATCTGTAGCCACAACTCAAATTTATACTCAATTATCCCAGGATAGAACACGGTCATTGGTTAACTTAATAGAGTAATATTAGGCACTAAGTAATCTAAGGAGAATCAATGCGTTCAGCACAATACACAGCAGGAACAACAGCAGTTAAGATTGCAGATCAAGCTGGATCAACCCGTAAGTTAACTATCCATGTTGAAACAGCAGCAACTTTTTTTGGCGAGCGTGGAGTAACTTCATCAACAGGTTACAAAATGGATGCTAATGATAAGATTACGCTTGACCTTGCAGGTGGCGCAGAACTTTGGGCAGTTACTGCTTCAGGAACAGCACCTGTTTATATCCTAGAAATCTAATAACCGTAAAGGCGCAACTATGAATGTAGATACAGCAACAATTATTTATTCGTATTTCTTTGTTACAGCAGCAATTGTTGCCGGTGTAAGTGTAGTTGCTAAGCACACAATAAAGACTCATACAGAAGCAATTGAAGATAAGTTAGCCCGTATCGAGTATGCGCTTTACAATGATGGAAAAACTGGACTTATTAACAAAGTAGAAGAATTACTTGTAAACCAGCAAGCCATCAAAATTGATGTTGAAGTCATGAAAGCAAAGGCCGAGCGATGAGTAAGCAAGCAGTAGCAGTAGTTGCAGCAGCCAAGTCACAAATTGGTTATAAAGAAGACACTAACAACGACAATAAGTTCGGTGTTTGGTACGGCGTAAACCATGTTTCATGGTGCGCTATCTTCGTTTCATGGTGCTTCGATCAAGCCAAAGCAATACCAGCTCTTGAAAAGTTCTCTTATTGCCCATCCTTAGAATCTTGGGCGCACAGTCGTAACATGATCGTGCCTATCTCCCAGGTTCAAATGGGGGATGTACTTCTCTTTGACTGGACTCATAGCGGAGTTGCTGAACATACTGGCATCGCTACAGGGCCTATGGATCCTCATACAAAGTTGATCCCAACCATTGAAGGCAATACTGGACCTGACCATGTAGGTGTAAACCAAAGTAACGGAGACGGTGTTTACGCGAAAGTGCGCTCACCGCTAGTTATCAGGGCGGTAATTCGCCCTAAGTGGCAGTCCTAGGGGTATTATCTCCTTGGGCGTATGCCCATTCCTAATCTAGTAAAGGATCAAAAATGGCTAATAAATATCTATTTAATGTTTCCCCTAAAGTATGGACTGTTCTTTCACAATGGTCACATATTTTCGTAGGTGCAGTAACTGCTGAATATCTTGTTCACCATACAACTTCTGTTAAGGCGTTGCTAGGCGCAGGTGCTGCTTCAATTCTTCCATTGATTTATCGTTGGGCTAATCCAGCCGATCAGTTCCCTGCTCCAAGCAAGGCGCTCATTGCTGCCGACGCAACCGTTCTCGATAAGCCACAGGCTTAATTAAGATATAATGGACAGCACCGTATTGGGATTGGTTTTTACTGCTGATGCAGAAGTAACCAAGGCAAACCCACAAGAAGAAACTAAGGAGCAAGAATGACTGTAGGACTAGCGACTACAACCCTGGCTAATAACTGGCTTAATATGCTTCGCGCTACAGCATTTACTGCTCCCGCCGGAACTTATATCAAGCTACATACAGCCGATCCAGGAGCAGCAGGAACAGCAAATCCATCTGCTGTTACTACTCGATCATCAGCAACTTTCTCTGCTGCATCAGCAGGGGCAATTGCATTGTCTAACTCGCCATCATTTACAATGACAACGACTGAGACAATTACTCACATCTCTGTATGGGATGCTTCAACTGCAGGAAACTTCCTTTGGTCAGCAGCTCTTACAACATCTAAGTCAGTCGTGAATACAGACACTCTTACATTCACAACTTTGGGAGTATCACTTTCGCCTTTGGCTGCTTAGTTCTTTTTTGCAGTAACAGGGGGTTAAGTCATGGGTCTTACTAAGTCCAGCGCCTTAACCTACGACGGCAAGTTTTACAGTCCATCACCTGCTTTTTGGCTAGGTGCGATTGCAATATATGCCGATGTTAATTCATCGTTTACAGGTACTCTGACCGCAAATTCTTCACGCGGTCAGAGTATTTCTGCTTCTACTCCACTTACTGCAGCCTTTACTGCAGATTCTTTACGCACGGTATATGGTGCTGAATCTTCACCATTTACTGTTTCGCTTACCGCTGATGGAACTGTTACCCGTTTAGCACAAACAACAAGTTCATTTGCAGCAAATCTTACTGGCTATTCCCTTCGCATTTCTTATCTTCAAGCATCAACTCCAGTTATCTTTACAATAACAGCAGATGGTGTTGTTTATAGAATTGCTTCAGCATCTACACCAATTACTTCAACAACATCTAGTGTTGTTTTACTTAATACACTTATCTCTTCTAATTCATCATTTGTAGCCAGCCTTACTGCAGATGGTGTAGTAACTCGAATTGCTCAAGCACCTAGCGCTTTTACCGCCACATTAATTGGCAATGGACTTAGAACTTCTTATATTCAATCATCTAGCAATACAACATTTGCCGGAACTGCTGATGGTTACAGGGCAATGCTTATTCAGGCTAATTTAACTATTGCAGATGTTGAAATAACAGCAGCTCTTAAAACTCAATATGCAGATGAAACATTTAATGCTAATGCAACAACAACTGGATCTGCTTCTAATAACAGTCTTATTGCATCTACTACTGCAATATCAGCCACGCTTACAACCGCAGCAAATGTAACCCACTATGGCGCTTCTTCTCTTGCAATAACCGCTACCGAAATTGCTGATTCCAAGAAAGATCAAAAGTTAGCAACATCTACTGTTGTAACAGCAACGCAAACAGCCGACACAATCAAAGATCAGAAGGCTAGTTCTTCTACTGCTGTTACAACTACTCTATTTTCAACAGCCTATAATGCTGAAGTTGCAAATACATCAACACCGGTAATTACAACATTAACAAGCGATGCCCTTCATTCTTTAACTTCTTCAACTAGCATTTCGGCAAGCGCAACATTTACTTGCGATGCAAGTGTCACCCGATACGCAAGTGTCAATCCAACAATAATTTCTGCAACTTTCTTGCAAAACATTTCCAAGACTTATTATGCAGTTGCGGTTCCTTTGGCTATTACTGCAAAACTTACCTTTAAGATCAAGCGCGTAAGCCCACTTAATGACCACGATATTCAGACCTTTGGTGAGATCCTTCCTCGCCGGTGGTACGCAGAATTGTCAGTCCAGCGCGATGATTCAGTCATCGTTGCCCCAAGAAACTATGAGGCTATAATGGCGACCCGTCGATGGGGTGCTATTCTTGGGGATAAGAACAACATTGGCTCTCTTCAAGACAAACGATGGAAGGCATATCTCCAATGACCAATATCTACCCACGCGAAAGCGTTGAATTCCAGCCGGTGCTGGTCACTCTAGACAATGTGGCTTACACCGATGCCGTGGAGTTTGCGGTCATCAAACCCACCGCCCGACCAACTGATGCCGACTGGTTCGCCGCAACGCTCCTACAGGGCGCTACAGGCTTTTTAACGGGTACTTATGGCGTAGGTATATGGAAGGTTTGGGCGCAAGTCACCGACTCGCCCGAGATTCCTGTTATTGATTGCGGGACTTTTCAGGTATCGTAGTCCTCGCAACGCCCCGCGAAACACCCCTACCGATCTAGGGGTGTTTCTGCTTTTACGGCGTGTTTCCTGTTAGAGTTCGTTCAACCAATAGAAAGGGTTGAACATGATCGAGCATATTCTTGAAGATCGGCAAGAGAAATATGGGGATGCGGCTGATAATTTCGCACTCATTGGTCGCCTATGGGGAGCCATTCTTCATACAGATGACATCTCTCCTGAAGAAGTTGCTGTAATGATGATCGCTTTGAAGTCAGTCAGAATCTTAAAGAACCCAACCTATTCAGACTCTTGGGATGACATCGTAGGTTATGTCACCGTGGGTCGAGAAATTGTTGGTGCTTAGTGGGACTCCTTGATGATCTCAAGAACAAAGATAATTTTGTACATTCCTCTAGGGGAAAATGTACATTCTGCACATTCCTTGAAACGCTAGGCAAAGCTGAATCTGAAGCAGTCAAGGAACGCGTATTAGATAAAAATATTACAAGCGCTTCTCTCAGTAGAGTGCTTCGACAAAATGGACACAACCTAAGTGAAGGCGTTATTTCTCGCCACCGACGAGGGGATTGTCGTGGGGCTTAACGAAGACTTAGAGCAGTTAGAAAAAGAATCAGATCCGGAAATTGTAGAACTTCGCAAGGCGCTTAATAACGCACAGAAGCAACTATCAAAAGCAAAGATTCGTAATGATGAACTTGTAGTTGCAACTCACCGTGGTGCGTATGAAGCGATGCTTACCCTTGGCAAAGTTCCTGCAGTTCCTGCACCTAAAGTTGATAAGCGCAAGGCATCTCCTGAAGTTGCACTTGTTCATTCAACTGACTGGCAGGGTGCAAAGGTAACTACTTCTTACAATTCAGACATTATGCGTAAGAGAGTTCTTCAGTTTGCAGACAAGATCGTTCACCTAACTGAACTACAGCGAGCGCATCATCCAGTACGCGAGTGCGTAGTGATGTTTGGCGGGGATATGGTTGAAGGTTTGTTCAACTACCCTGCTCAGTTGTGGCAGATCGATGCTTCACTCTTTGGTCAATTTACCCAGGTATCTCGCCTTTGTGTGGACTTCGTTCGCGTGATGCTTGCTAACTTTGAGAAGGTAACCGTTGTTGCTGAGTGGGGAAACCACGGGCGCATCGGTGGCAAGAGAGCTGAAGTTCCTAAGAGCGACAATGTAGATCGCATGGTCTATGAAATGTCTCGGCAGATCCTTGCCGGTGAGAAGCGCCTTACTTGGGAAGATTGCCCTGAAGATATACAAGAAGTTGCTGTTGGTAATTACCGCGCATTGTTGATGCACGGTGATGAACTTGGTCGTTCAGGGTTTGCTTCTCCTGCTGCATGGATTGCCGGTGCTAACCGTTGGAAGGCTGGCGCTCACGATTACGACTTCCATGACATATACCTTGGTCACTATCACCGCCATGCACAAGAGCCTATTCAGAAGAACTTTAATCTTTATTGGACTGGTTCTACTGAGTCCGATAATAGATATGCCCGTGACTCGATGGCTGCATCAGGTATGCCTAGCCAACGCCTTCACTTCGTAGATCCCATCAAGGGTCGCGTCACAGCTCAATACCAGGTGTGGCTCGACTAATGCTAACCATGATCGGTTGCTTTATTTTAGGGATTGGGGTTGGATTCATCCACGGTAGATACTAGAAAGGTCAACCATGTTGGATGAAGAAGCAGTAAAAACTATTCGTGCAGAATACAAAGTCGTGAAAGGTAAAGCGATAAATGTTATTGAATTGTCAAAGCGTTTTGGTGTACCCCAGCAACGCATCAGGGACATTGCGCTTGGAAAAAGGGATCAATGAAAGCTGTTAGCCTTTTTGCCGGTGTCGGTGGATTTGATTTAGCCTTAGAGCGCAACGGCGCGCAATGAAATTTGCTTATGCTGATCCACCGTATTACACGATGGGTAAAAAAATGTATGGAAAACTTCACGAAGAAGCGGCGATTTGGGATGACAAACAATCGCATAGGGATTTAATAATCCGACTTAAAACTGAATATCCTGATGGGTGGGCAATGTCTTGCAATCCGGCAAACCTGCATTGGTTATTAGAAGGTCATGATGACATTCGTGTATGTGCTTGGACTAAGACTTTTCATCAGATTCGAGGCACAACTAATCAATTTGCTTGGGAAGCCGTGTTACTAGGGGGGGGGCGAAAAGATAACAAACGCAAGCCGATGGTGCGCGACTGGTTATCTTGTCCGATAGCTATGAAGAAAGGATTGCAGGGCGCAAAGCCCGACAAGTTCAACGATTGGATTTTGGATTTACTTAATTATCAAATCGGCGATACTTTAGATGATTTATTTCCGGGAACGAATGGAATGGCTGAGGCCATTGCGAGAAGGAATGTGAAAAGTGACTTGGATTAAACTTGATGACGGATTTCCCGCCAACCCGAAAATTTTGCCATTAAGCGATGCGGCGGTTGGTTAAGCAGACTGCTCAGCAAACTGATACGGCGGTGCAGTAAAAGCCGTTAGATCAGTTGCAATATCCATCGCTTCTATTGGTTTAGCGCCAGCCGTTAATGCTCCAAGAGCATAAGGCGCTCCCGATCCGATTCCATAAAAGCCCGTACTGTTTTGAGTGATCCCGAGATTGTCATCGAGTTCAAAGAGTTGACCGCAGACAGCGATTAGAAAGCTGAAGCGGTCATCTCCATTTTCATCAAAGTTATAGCCATTCTCTTTTAGGCATTTGCGTATAGAAGGTATTACTTTGACTACCATGAAATGATAGAGGTTCTGTTTATCTTTAGCAGTTACGCGTGGTGGGTTCCAAGAATGTTGGACTACATCGCAGGGAAGAATCTCACCAGCACCGGCAATCAAGAACGCTCCGCGCTCATTGATCTTGGTCATATTTGGATGGCTGAAGATCTTTCCTGAGTCATCGGTTACCCTGGAATCAGCAACGATAAGGCAAGAGTCGTCGTATTGAATTCCAATAATCGTTGTCACTCGTCAGTATCCTCGGGGTATCCGGTCATCAAACTCATCACCGTTATATCAATGTTGTTTGCCTTGGCTGTATTTACACTTTCCTTGAACATGAAAAGCGCCCTAGAGGTTAGGTCATCTATTCCGTCGGGATAAGTTAGTTCGCTTTGGACTGACACCCATAGGCCGCCCAGTCTGATCTCGATTGATGAAAATGCCATGGGGTAATCCTCTCACGCGACACACCCAAAACATAGATTACGGGGTTGTTGACATTAAAGATTATGCTCCGATAGATTACGGCTACACGGGCAATTAGAAGCCCCAAACGAAAGGTTCGATTATGACTGAAAAAAGCCTAGCTCTCACCTCAGAGCAGGATAACTG